GTGAATCGCCCCCCGGCAGACCAGCCACCACGGCAAATCACTCTGCACCTGCAGCCGCCTGTCGGCCTCACTCAGCCAGGACAAACCACCGGGGTGGCTGTGGACCAGCGCCACAATCTCACCCTGCATTTCTGCCTGCAGCCAGTCCTCCGGCGACAGCCTGAAATAATCCTCCGGCTCACCGGAGATATTCACGCAGGGAAAATATCTGTCCCCCTCCGGCGTTCTCACCACGAAGCCGCACGACTCCGCTGGCGCACATCGCCGGGCATGCGCCAGAATCGCTGATTCTGTTTCTGTCATGGGTTTACTGAGAAAGTTTGTTAATGGAAAGGAAGCCGCCAAAGTTGCCGACGTTATTGCGAAACTTACAGCCGCTCAGGCATTTGCTGCATTTATCCCGCGTGATATCGGACGTCGGCTGGTCATATTCATCCGCGACAGCCGGACCGTTATAACCGCACTCATCACCGCGATAGGTCCAGGTGCAGGTGTTGGCCAGCATGGTGCGCCCCGGAAAAACAGCGCCGTCCGTTTCCGTCGGTGTGGAGAGCACAAAGGAGGCACTGACCGCGCTCAGTTCGCTGCACTGCTCGATGCGCCAGCGGCTGATCGCCTCCTGCTCCGGGTCTGCGTCGATGTTTCCGTTGACGAAGTTCACCGCATCCAGAAAACGGGCGTAAACCTTACGCCTGACCACCGTTCCGCCGACCAGACTCTGCAAATCTTCCACCATCCCGGTGATCAGGCCGTGAAGGTTAGACACAGTCAGTGTCGGACGGGCAGCACTACCCTTGCCGTTCAGTTCAAATCCCGTCCCCTGAATTGGATAGGCCTGATACTGCCGCCCCTGCCAGGTGACTGGTTCGCCTTTTTCGTTCTGCTCATTACAGAAAAAATAACGCTCTCCGCCGACCTCTGTCAGATCGACTTCCCAGAGCACGACCAGCGCGGATTGCTCCGCTTTTGTACACTCATTCAGTGTTTCCTGCCGGATATCCTGCATCAGATCACCACTTCATCAAACTGACACGAAAAATCGGTATAGGTGATATGTTCTGTAGCTGACCACGTTCGACACACCACTCTGATTTTTCTGTTAACACCCGGTGGACGCCAAAAAAAAGATTTATAGCCTTCATGCCGTGCTAAAAAATTTTCGAATGAATCACGTTCATTCGCCTCAACCTTGAAATCACAGGTGAAAACACGTAGAGAATGATTAAGTCCATTTGGACTTCGTTGCTCATAACCATCGCCAAATCTTACAGTTTTTATCGATGGTTTATTTTCTGTTTTCATTCCATCCTCTGGTAACCAGTGGAATTCTTCAGCCACTTAACATTCCTCCATCACGTCGCATATTTAACAGAGTGCCCTGCACTCGCTGATCAACCATTCCCATAAGTGTTCTAATTGCCTGAGGGCCAATCTCTCCATTCTGTCCGTCATTTTGAATAGTGATTTGGTATACAGGGGCATAGATAATATCTCCGCCTCCATTACCACTTTTACTATTAATAGCTCTGACACCAAGAGAACCATCGGAAGTTCGTGTTAATGGCATAATAGCTTCCGGTCCAGACTCACCAAAAACACCAGCTCCTTTTGCAAAAGCAAAAAATTGCGGGGAATCATAAATACCGTTTGAATATGTACTCAATGATGGAGACTCATAAATACCGCCCTTTGCATTAGGAATAAATTTACTAACAGCACTTCCGATAGTTCCTAAAATTCCCCCAGAAGAACTGTTGCTAATGCTGTCGAAAATCCCGGTAATTGAAGCCTTTAATGCTATTCTGCTAAGATCTGAAATCACGGAGGTAGCGAAAGAACGAAAATTTGCCTTACCTGTCGTGACAAAATCACCAAGCGCATCTGTCATCCCATCAAACATCTGAGTCGTGGTTGATTTTATCTGCCCGCTGATATCCTTAGTGTTATCCAACCAGTTATTGAATCCTTGGGACGCCCCACTTACCCAGTCTCCTGCCTGAATATCGAGCTGCTCATTTTTCTGCCTGATAATTTCTTTTTCCCGCTCCACAGCATCATTCAGGGCCTGTATTTTTTCCTGAAAAACACGTTCAGACATTCCACGAGATTTATCCGCATAGTCACGTTCAAGTTGCAGACGCCGGTTGTTATATTCACGTTCAATCCGCAGTAATTCCTGCTGACGTTGCTGATTTTTATCGCCAAGTCCATAACCAGCGATCTGAATGTCATACCCCTGCTGATGATTATCAATAGAAGCCTGCAATGAACTACGCCATGTGGCTATTTCGGCTGACTCCTTGATTAGCCTGTTATTTTTTTCAATCGCAACATTTTTCTCCATCAACGCGGTTATTTCTTCCCGGTGTAAGAGAAGCGATTTCTGATCCTTAGTTAATTTTGATGTCGGACGAGATTCAAGATCGACTATTTGCTGGCGCCACTTAACCAGTTCCTGCTCAGAGGAACTTAATTTAACTGTCAATTCAGCTTGTGAACTTAGTAACGCATTCTGTTGATTCAGATGGTCAATCATTCGTTGGGCGGCATCATCTGAATAATTCCGTGTTTTTGGTGATTTTGGATCTTTATATAATTCATTAATGCGAGAAATATTATTATTATATTGCTCTTCACTAATAGCCCCTGCATCCAAAAACTTCTTCTGCTGCCTGATTGCTTTACTTCTTTTTTCTGCATTAGTCAGATACTGTTGGTTAACACGATCGGCCTCCTGTTGAGTCTGAATTCGTTCTTGCTCAGCTTTACTTGCTGCAGAAATGGCCCCAGTAATATCTGCCTGAGCCGCCATAGTTAGCTGAAGAATGTTTAACTCTTGCTCAAGCTCTTTTCGACGTGAGGCAAAAACAGTTTTTCCACCGACAGCGTTATCAATCCAATCAAGCTCCTTGCGGATTTGAGTGATACGCTCATTTCCACCAGACACACGACCAACATCAAGCATTGCATCCCAAGCTTTTTTCGCTGTACCAGCTAAACCATCCCAGGCTTTTTCAAGAAGCCCAAGATTTTGCTGGATTTCTGATGTACGCTGCTGTAAAGCCTGAGAATAAACGTCAGAAGCTACCCTAGCCGCCTCCTGCTGGTTCCCTTCATCCTGTAGCGCCTTAATCTGGTTATAAGTCGCCAGTGTCAGAAAATGGTACTGATCATTAAGTTTTGATATGGCACTGACAGGATCCTTTGCAATTTCATTGAAATTATTAACCAGTTGATCGGTCGATATTCCAGTTAATTCGCCCGTTTTTACTATCGCTGTCGTCACCTGCTCCAGCGAACTGCTCGCGACCTTTCCTGAACGCACAAGCTGGTTTAATACTGCCGCCGCAGCGCCAGTTGTCGAATCAGCAGCATCCCCGGCACGTTGAGATATATCAGCTAATTGCCCGCTGGTTGTCCCCAACTGATTTCCGGTAAGAATAAGAGATTTATTAAATTCGTCCTGCTCCTGAGAGCCTTTATAGTAAGCTAGCCCCAAGGCGCCAACGGCTGCTGCGGCCAGGGTAAAAGGATTAATTAATCCCAGCACATAAGAACCAACACCTTTGATCGCCGGGCCAATCCCACCGAACATATCTTTTAGCTGGCCGCCCTGCTGCATTAACACCATAAATGGCGACTGACCAGTGGACAACCCAACAACAATATCCGTCATTTGTGCAGGCAACATGCGCATAGCAAAAGCCGTTTGTTTTGCTGACATACCGGTTTTGCTGAGTTGCGATTGAGTAGCCTCAAGCTCACTCCGCATAGCATGGAGTTTTCCTGAAAGCTCCTCATACATTTCAGGAGAAAGCATCCCATTGGCTTTTGCTTCGCTGAGTTGCTTTTGCTGCTCTGTCAGGCGGTTAAAAGCTGTTCCAACAGGATCGAGTTGAGCAATCAGACGTTGCAAAGCAGCAACTTGTTCATCATGCGCTTTTGCTGCTTCTCGTTCTGCCTGAGCCTCTCCTGTTAGCTCTCGCCGCGTTTCCTGTATTTTTCGGCTGTAATTATCAAACTGAGAGCCATTTATTTTCCCGGAAAAAAGTGCAGCATTAAGTTCATCCTGCTGTTGATCAAGATTTCTTAGCGCCGCAGCCAGAGGGTCGATCTTGTCCAGCATTCTTTGAAAGGCCTGAGCCTGCGCTTCCTGCTGGGCGGCAGCAAGTTTTCCGGCCTTCTCGGCCTCTCTCTGCGCTTGCGCAACCCCGCTCAATTCCTCTGTGGTTTCATTAAGTTTACGGGCAAGAAATTCATATTCTTCTTTATCAATAAGCCCTTTATCGAAATATTTCTTTAATTCAGAATAGCGTCGACCGACAGTATCAATTGCGGCACCAACTGGATCAATAGCTGCTTTTAATTTTGCGAGCGCGTTCTTCTCGTCTTCTGTTGCCTTAGTCACTTTCCCTGCGCTATTTGCAGCAGTTTCCCCGGCCTGCGTCATTTTGACTAATGATGAGGTCAGATTATCAGCATTATTTTTCGCTCCAGAGCTATCAATAATTATTGCAAGACGTGAGGTCTGCTCTGCCATTTATTAAAACTCCTGACAACAAAAAAACCCACCGAAGTGGGTTTCAGGCGACATAATAGTAGATATAGCGATTACGAGGCCACGCAATGCTTTTCTCCAGGAGCATCATCGATTTAATTAAAGACACTATCACATCTCTGTAACAGAGTGTACGTAATTAACAACTACACACACTGCTCCTGAAAATACTGGTCATCCAGTGCAAAGATCACTGCTTCAAATTCATCGCGCTCAATCAATACCGGATGAGTGGCTAAATATTCATTTATCTCTGACAGAGATAAAGGCAAAGGCACCCCAGCCATTCCAGCATAACGCCGGGCACGGGATATCACCGAATAGGCGTACAACAATTCCCTAATAACCGGGTCTATTTCTGGCTCCGGGAGCGGCGGCAACCTGAGCTTTTCTCGTTTCCACCTTGCCTTTTCACCCTTTTCTCCCCCGAACTCCGATATCCACCGCTGGGCGGCAATGGCTTTTTTATCGTATCCTGCTTTTGCTGCTCTTTTCCCTGGGCGATTCTGGCGGCTTCTGCAAGGATTTGCCAGTACAACTCTGGATTCTGCTTGAGCAGCGCAGCACCTCTTTCTGGTGTATATTCCAGCGCGACCTCAACACCATCTACCAGCTCTCCAACCCCTTTCCAGTCTTTCAGCAGATAACGAGCGGCGTTATCAATGAGTAAATCATCAACAGAGTCCACCTCGACGACCTTTGCAATATCAAACGCCTTCGTTCCGACATGCAAACTGGCATCCATTTTCTCAATGTGGCGACGGATTAATGCATTACGGGAGCGATACTGATCATTATCGCTGCTTGCCACCAACAGTTGTAACCCAGCAATAGGTTCTAAGTCTTTCATTGGCGTAAACCAGCGTTCTCCACCGATGATAATTTTCTGTTCAAGAATAAACATCTATAACCTCATTCAAAACGCCCCCTGTTGCGCAATATCACAGGGGGAATAACGGAAAATCAACTAATCGACTCAGCACTGGCTTTTGCAATCACTGCAGCCGGGGAAGCTTTTTTTCTGGTGATAGTTGGCGCTTCGTCAGCAGCGGTAATGCTCAACTGAACCTGGATAATATCGGTATTACCGCCGTCAGGCCATTCACCTGATATCTGAACTTTAGGAAAACTGAAAGTGTATTCCCCCTCACCATTCGAAAGCGTGAAATTGAACGGAACAGTCTCCCCTGTCAGCGTTTTACTCCATATTTTCCACGCAGCTTTAGACCATGAAAGCGTCACAGTACCGGACGGTGTGAAGGTTGTCGGAATATTAGCTCCGGCATAAGGAGAACCAGTCCCGACACAACGCTGGGTCTGAAGTTTGTTATCGAACTGGATATCAAAGCTGTCGATACAAAAACCGTTACCTCCGGCAACACCATTCAGACTTACAGCTGAAACTTCCTTAAACGAATAACGTAACTTTCCTGCACTATCTACAGGCTCGCCTTTGATAAAATTCGTATCATCGGCCTTTGATTCCCAGTCCAGCCCGGCAAAAGTGACTGTCGCAGTAATATCACCGTCGTTAGGGATCTGCATTTTCCACAATCCAACCTGTGCCCCCCTGACGATAGAGGCAATTCCCACATCTGACGCATATGTTGCCAGAGAAAATGTTATTCGCTCATTCCCCATAGTCAGAGAATCTCCTGACCATTCCGCGCCGAAACAGGATGCAAGGAAATCATCATGTTGGCCCCAGCGAAATTTGGTACCAACATCACCGCCGACATCCACAGTGCCAGGCGTCGCCCCCTGAGCCATACGAGAACCACCGATCTCATTATTTTCGCCTTTATTCTGGGTTGGTTTTACTCCCCAGCTTGTGCGCTTTAATAAACTCCAGTCACCACTAGCTGGCGTGGTGCCTGCAATTGTCTCCCGGATAAATGCCGAGATAACCTTTGCACCTGAACTCACAGGAGCCTCCTATGTCATTAATTGCGCTAGAGCGCTCGATATGGAATTTGAAGATTAAGCTGGAACCAGCCATTCTTTTCACCAACGGCTATTGAGGAAACAGCCTGGTAGCTGAGACGATCATCATCCTGAAATTCAAACAATTCTCGCAATTTATCCGCCGTCTCAGTAATAAGTTTTGAGCCAGAGCCTGCGGGAACAAATAACTGAATAATAATTATCCCCGTGCGATAAACAACCGGACCCGCACCAATTTCATTAGTCCCAGCCAGACCGGGGATATCACTTAACCGCGCCCAGATTAACTTACCTGACGGATCGAATGTTGGCCCGTTTGGATATAATACATCTTTTCCATCAATAACCGTCTGTGCCGTCATTCTGGAAATAACAGCATTTCTGATTTCAGTAAAAGTCATTTATAAATCTGCGAAACACCATTAAAAGCATTAGCATACACACCTGTTGGCGCTTGTTGAGAATGTCCATCCTCAATAGATTCGGCATAAGGCAGGTTATTCTGGATGTAGATGATTCCGTAATTCGCCGCTTTTGAAATAACCCCGATTCCACGTTGAAGTGCAATCGTGCCATTCGGATCCACATTATCAGATATACTAAAATCTGGGTGCTGTAACGATACCAGATTATTATTTCTGAAACGCCCGGTATCAACCGGAGCGGCAATATCAATAGCTGTAAGAATCTGAATAGCGATGTAGCGAATTTTCAGTCCCACATCTTCCTCAATCATCCCAACAAATATTGACGGTTCCAGATCCCATGCCTTTGCCATTTACTTTCTCCTTAACTGGATAGAATAAACCGATGCGGAAGGATCTACATGTACTGTAATTATCTCGTATCGTTGTAACTGCCTTGATACAGGATCATAAGTCTCAATAATATGTCCGATAGCAGGTTTATCCGTAACCTCACAGGCCAGAGCAGTTAACTTAAGGTCGCCGTGCAAAATATTAATTCCATCAACTCTGCCAAGCTTATAGCGTGCCAACACACCTCGTCCGGTATATGTTGTTGTAAGTTCGCGGCCTGTCTCCGTCACAGGCTCCCAACCCTGGTGCGTAACGTAAGAACCAGAAAAATTATTCACCGCGTCAGCTAAATCACCATCAAAAGCAGCGGCAACCTCATCCTGAATCTCATCACGAATCCCCATCATCCCCCCCTCACAACCCTGACTTGTGAGTGACTCAGTCCGTACGGTTTCAGCAGCGCCAGCGCAAGCTGTAAATCGGGCTCAAGCAATGCAGTGCTGTTTGCTGATAATTCAGCAAATGATTTCGATACACTAACCCCATCAGCCGACACAGTTTTATTTATAACAACACCAGAATCATTTTTCTGCTGAAATAACTTACCTACAGAAGCGACTCTGGCAGCATATGCTCCAGCGAGCTTTACCTCGTCAGGAATACTGGATGGATCAACCTTCAGACTAAAGTTATTCAACCAGGCATTGGCCATTAAAACCGCTTTATTTTTAACATCCTCATTCGCCCAGTTTTTCCCAAGCGTATTATCAACATCATCACAGGTAACGTAAGTGATCATGCGCTACTCCTGTGTTTTCCAGCCCAGCGCCTTCCAATTGTCAACTTCATCAGGATGAACATTAGCGATTGTTGGGGCACCGGGGTATATCTGATTCTCGGTCATCATAACTACCAACTTAATCGGTGTTTTTTGTGGTTCCCTGGTTTGCGCCGCCTTCCGCTCCGACACTGCATTTTTTTGCGCGGCATCACGCTGTGCTCTTTGATCTTTAGTCAATCCAGCCATATACCCTCCATTAAAAAAGGGACCGAAGCCCCTTTTTGATTTTATCCAATAATCAGGCAGCTATGCGCAGGTTTCACTGACGAAACGCCCCATGCCAGCCCAACTTCATAACGTACCTGACGATACTGACGATACAGTGCAATCTGAAATGTAATTCCCGAGATTGGGTCCGTAACATTCATTACATCATCAGCGCTATCGCCGCCCTCCGGCATTGCCGGGGTACGGGATGCCAACAGAAATGCGTTGCGATCGAACGCCATATTTGCAGTAAATGAGCCAACAACCGTGATTGCAGTATCATCAGCCAGATCCTGACGTAGACCTGGTGCAGCAAGGGTAATCAGATTACTGGTTGCAGCAGCCACAACATACTGATTAGGATCGCCATCGAAAGTAACAATCTGCCCTGCCGAAATATTCCCCGAACCAGTATCAATGGAAATAAGAACATCACCTTCTTTCTTCTCACCATTCACAAGATAACCAGTTGCAGTGGCTTTTGGTACTCGTTTTACACCTGCCGAACTGTGAATACTGAATCCCTCCAGGCGCCCCAACACACCCTCGCGCAGTAGCTGCTCAGTGCCAGATTCATTCACTTTAAACAATACGGACTGTTTTCCGCGCAAATTAGCAATAGCGGTGGAGCCAAGTACCATCTGTAAATCGGTTGTCGGTGCCCCGTTATCCTCCAGAATCTGACGAGCCAGAGCCGCATCAGAAAGATCATCTTTAACACCAAACGGCGTTGTCCCCGCGGTCCCAACAGCACGAGAAGCACCGAAATACAGTGCGCCAAGATCAGCCTCAACCTCGTTTGCAAGTGCTCGAAAAGCTTGCTTGAACTGATCAGCCAGAATGGTGTTGTAAGTCCCGGAAGGACCAAGCGCCAGTTGTTCTTCACCATTCCATTTAACTGGCGCCATTTTAGATTTAGTAATTTTTACATCAACAGTGCCAATATTTTGATCTCCAGTATTCGGAGCTGACGGGCCCGGTACGATATCTTCAGTTTTCGCATCAGGCGCAACTGGCGCGGTTACCGTCTGATCTTTTGCTGCAGCGTCAGCTTTTGCGTTTTTTGCTACCGCAGGAATAAAACCTACCTGCTCACGGGATACAACATCCAGGGCGGTGTAAATAGTCGGGATCAACCCGGTCAGGGTATTTCCAGCCATAATTAAATATTCCTTAAAATTTTGCGTAATTGTAAATGAATTGAGTAGTGAGCTATCCAGCCCTGACGCCAGTCCCCATCCAGGAACTGGCAAAATGTGTTAGTCAACGATAGTGATACCGTCTTTCAGTGCGTTTTGCTTACCTGCAACATCCAGTGCATCAAAAGCTGATCGCTTCATCGTTTTCTGACCAATATCATGCTGTGTCGGACGGGAGCCGCCACCATTGTTGCCACTGGCTTTCAGGATGTAGTCTTTCTGAGGGTAATTTTCGACGAGGAACTCCAGCGCCTCATCAAACTGCGCCAGTTCGCCTGGCTTCGTGCGGGAGTAAATTTTGTTGCCGGAAGCGTCATAAGCAACGATCTTCCCTTCTTCCACTTTGAATGACTGTCCGAAGCGGGCCTGTAATAAATCTGCCGGGATCGCAATTTTATCGGCAATATATTTTGAACCAGCAAAACTACCGCCAATCATGGAATCATAAAGCTGCTTCTCCAGCATCTGAGAGCGTTGCTTTTCTTCGTCTAATTGCTGCTGAAAATTTTTCGTAATTTCTGCTTTAACCTGGTCAACCTGTCCCGCATCAATCAGTTTTTTCTGGTCAATTTTGGACAGCATTTCCAGCGCCTCAATCGCCTTTTTCGGGTCATCGATGGCAGCGAACCTGGCAAGTTTTTCCTCTGCGGCCTCTTTAGCCAGACGATGATTTTTCGCCTCGCCATTAAGTTCTGTAATTTTTCTGGCTGCCAGCGGTGCATCGAAGCCGATTTCTTTACCATCATCATGCACATAAACTGGCAGACCAGCAGTGTCGATTTCTGCGTATTTTTTTCCGTTAATCTCTACTGTTTTCAGTTTCATATTAATACCTGATTTAAGTCTTCCGACTGTTACACTGCTCACTATCCAGATTGCAGCAATAAAAAAGGCCACCCGAAGGTAGCCTGTTGTAATAAATAATTAATTTAAATCCCGGCTTTTCTGAATGCCTGAGCATCACGCTCACGGAGTTGTCCCAGCGTCAACCATTCACCTTTATCGGTGTAAAATTCATCTGGTGACATACCTCCATCACGAATCAGTTTTGCCCGTGTTTCTCCCACTATTTGTTTTTGCCTGGCATAAGGCTGGCGCAAAAACCATTCCTTGTAAGTCGTATCTCCGGCTACAACCCCATCCATACTTGCCCTCTCGGCAGGAGAAACATCCCGAACATCAATCCCCAGTTCCTTCGCAGATTTCAGAATAAACGTTTCTGTTGAACGGCAGCAGAAATGAATTTTTCCCGGCCCCTGTAAATAAGGTACTTTGTGACCAATAGGTTTATTATCCAGCGTATATTTGAGGCGATCCCTGATTCGACACTGTGGTGTAGTACGATTATCAAGTGTGGATAACCATTGTTTGCCCTTTATCAAATCATTGTTTGCCATGGCGAAACTCTCACGGGCAGTAGCGGCAAGATGCCCAACCGCTGTTTTTGCAATACTGGCCGCATTAACTCGACTCATCTGCAATGCACCATCCTGAAATCCCTTGCTGACATGCCCACGAATTTTTCTTGCGATCTGCTCATTGGTATCCCCCAGCAAAAAACCCTGACGTACCGTATTTGTAATACGCCTGAGCCGATCTGCTTCAAGGTCTGAGGCCCATTCGTTGAGTAGTCTTCCCTGAAATGGACGCGCCATTGCAGCGGCATAAAGGGTGTCAGGTGAGATACCAATCAGAGGATGAATATCCGCCACAAAATCAGGAAGCAAAGAGTCAAACAGACTTAACTGATAGCTAGCCTCATATATCGCCAGCTCGTTTAACTCTCCTGAGAGACGAGCAAACATACTGTTAATAGCAGTGCGGTTAACTTCCCTCACACTCACCAGAAGTGATTCCAGACGCGTAACGGTGAAACTCCCCGGCCCAAGATTATCCAGAGCCACCAGCAAACGAGCTGTAAGCTCTGCGTCGCTGTCGTTCAGCGTTTTCACCATTCTGGCCGCTACACCTGTGCTATAGCGAGATATCCAGATAGCATGGGCAATCGATTCATCACGCAGCCGTTCATTCACTGTTTGCATCATTGATTCCCATCAGCGTTACGCCCTGATTTTTTAATTCATCGATCACTTCCTCTGGGCGGGAGTCCTGATCGATAAATTTCAACGCCTGCAACACCCGAACCGCATCAATCTGACGTATATCACCGCCCTGACGCAATGACTGAACAGCCAGCGCGGAGGATGAGTCAAACACCTGGGCAGATACATCCAGTTGAGTGCGTACATCCACATTACCGCCACTGCTTTCACCTATCCATTCTGCCATTATCTGGAGGATATTATCGAGAGCATCTTCGAGAGCATTTGCCATCGTATAGAGTGGCGAGTTTTCCTGCATCCGTTCTTCATTGGTCTGATCCACAGATTTAGTGAATGTATTTTCAGCCCGAAGAAGTTTAGCGCCAGCATGACGCATCTGATTTTCCAGTTTCTCCAGAGATGTTTCGCCAGACTCTATCGCGGCACCGCTATGCTCAACATATTCAAGGCCATTTTTTGCCCTGTCATCAAAAATCGTCGCGGTCGATGCTCCTACCGTCAGTTCTTCGTTCCTGTCCAGTCCGTAAGCCACCAGCAATGGAACCCGAGCAACATGCAGAATATTGTCCTGCTCACTCTGGCTTTGCCAGTGCTTGATATTCAGCAAACCAAGATTAAGCAATGGCGGTGTACCACGCATAAACCCTGTTTTCTTCGTATACAGTGTTACCAGAGGAATATCATCACGACTGGTATTCCATGACTCGTGAAGCGTCCAGACAGATTCGCCATTAGTACCTTCACTGCGCCGATAAATTTCAACGCGACGGGGCATAATATGGCGGATCTGCTCTACCTTCTTCTGCCCGAAATCATCACCATCAATAATGATGACCTCTTTTATACGCAAATCAGTGAGAACAACTTTCCCTTTTTCAACTTTCGATTTCCATCCAATAACCTGGCGTGGATTCAGCATCGTAACGTACGGGCGACCACCGGCCGCGTTTTCATCGGCTTTTGTCCGAATCTCTTTCATATCCGTTCGTGGATAGTCTACCAGCGCATGCGCCACACCATACTGAAATGCGAGGCTGAAAAATTGCTGCGCCCACACATCCAGTCGGCTCCCCTCCATGTCGATATTTTCTGCATATTCCCTGATTTTTTCCGGCGTCTCTTCACTCAGCACTGTCGGCTCTGCAAATATGCGCCCAATATTTTGCTTAATACTTTCTTCATACACAGGAAGTAGCGTAGCCACAGACAAGCGTTTTTTATATGTGTCTTCATCTTCATTAGGCCATTTAGGGAGATAATTTTCCCCCTGCCTGCGCATTTCAAGCGTGCCACCCATCAGTGCGTCGTTAATATCCCACGCCTCCAGCATATCGTTATAGTCGAGGTTGGGTGTTGATATATCAGCCATAATTAAATCCGAAGTGATGTAACTCTTCCGGTCGGTTTGACAATAGGGAATTGCTTAACAATAAAATAACCTCCGGCATCATTCGGGTGATCGTTGCCAGATTTTTTATCAGGCTCACCCTTGTCATCCCAGACCTGTTGCTCCAGAGATTCGGCATATACCGGACAACGCTTCACATTAACTTTATAGCGACGCTCACCATTGGCATTGCAGAACATTGCATTCATTGAGTTAACGCGATCTTTTACTGGCGGATTCGAACTGTTTACAACAACGTTAAAACCAGCCTGTTTAAGTTGAGCAATATCCGTCGCACTTGCGTTATTTGATTTTCTGGAATCCCCGGATGCATCAGGATAAATATAAATTTCCCTTACTTTCCGATAATCATTCCCGTCATATAACCAGAAGCGCTCTTTAATAATACGGATCATATCTGGTGTATCGTAAGCGTTAATGATTTCAGTTACTGCACATGGAAGCCCAAAACGTAACACATGAACGACTCCAGCCATTTTTCCGACGTTAAAATCCATCCCGATATATATCGGCTCACCTGGCTGTTCCTCTTCTTCGCAATTATTCAGTTTTCGGTCAAACTGATGGTAAACAGTACCACTTGTCAGGTTAGTAAACTGTCCTCGAAGATAGGCTTTAATCAGCTCTGAAGGATATGACTCAAGGAGCGAAGGAATGTAATCTGCTGGCAGATTCTTTTCATTATCGAAAGTAGATGCCTGCACCAGACCATACAGTGAGGCCAGCTCTGTTTTTTCACGTACGGCTTTAACAAACTGCTCATAGACAAATTTGAATCCTTCCGGCGTGGTTGTAACGTCAATACCGTTGCGAAGTCCATCAACCTTATAACGCATACGCGCAATTATCTTGCGCCACGCTGTTCTGGCTTTTTCCTTCGGCAAAATGTCCAGTTCATCCACCAGCGCATTACCAATTTTGAAACCGACGATCGTTTGCGGCTTCTCCATCGATCTGCAGATAGTGGTTCCACGATACTGACGTCCGTAATAAAAATGAACTTCTTTATTTCCCTCGTTAATTTTTACATTTAGCCCCCAGTCGGCAGCAACTTCTTCAACTGTAGGATAAAAAATATCGCGAATTTGTGGATATGTAGGCGCAAAATATCCCTGATTTATACCCGGATGCTCCCAAATCCCCTTACATATGCCACCACATCCAACCCATGTTTTACCAGACCCAAAACCAGCAACATAGGCTTTAAATTTATGATGCATAGAAAGAAATCGCGCCTGAGGCACATTAAGCGTCGGAGAGATCATCTTCATCACACCTAACTCTGGCATCAACCACATTAATATTGATCGCCACAGGCTGGGGATGTTCATTACCCTCCACCGTTTCGATCTCTTTGCGCAGTTTCTGGTTTTCCATTCTGCGCCGTTCAATTTCCAGTTCCTGTAGTCGCTTATCTGCACATAATGCCCCGCCAGCGGAAAGCAAACGCAATAATTCACGCCGGGCGGCAGCTTTATTCTCCAGCAGGATCTCAACGCCGAATTTTCCGAGCTTTGCTCCTGCATACAATTGCCGCGCATTTCCATCAAGCAAAGTGGTATCAGCCATATAAAGCTGACCTGTACCTTCTCCACCGCATTTCGGACAGTCTGGATTTGGTATGGCGCTATCAACGAAACCGAGGCCACCATATTCAGGTTCTGGTTTACCATCTTTGGATGCCTGCGCGGCAGCCCTGTCAAATTCTGCTATATCGCGCCACTGATAGAGGTGATTCTCCCCCCAGCAATAGCGACAGTTAACACGGCGAAATTGCGCAAGCTGATTGGGATCAGCCTGCACGATGGCCATCAACTGACTCACCAGTAAATCCAGGTCTGCGGTATAGCGTTTCTGGTAATGATTGCGAAAGTAGCTGATGGCACGAAAAACCCTGGCATTTCTAAGCATACGACTGGCATTACTGTTTGCTGTCGCACCTTGCCCCTCGTAACCAGCCAGGCGGTATGCCTCTGTCGGCTTTTTCCCCTGAGCAACCAACATGGCGAATTTTGCCTGCTGGTCAGAAATACCGAATTCATCGGGGCAGAACGAAATTTCTTCCGTGTCCCCCTCAATCAGGAGTGCATCGGATACAGCCTTTTTTTTCTGAGATTTTCCGTTTTGCTTTTGCGCAGTCTGCGCAGTTTTTTTTCGCGCAGTTTTGCGCACTTCTGTCTGCGCATTTTTCGGAGGTTTCTTGATGTAACGACGGGCTGTTGCGTAATTCAGTCCCTTTGCTTCACACCACGCCACCGGAGATACACCGGAGCGGGTGTATTCAGCAATATATTCCTGCTGCAACGCCCCCCAGTCCGGTCTGCTCATCAGTTAGTCCTGATTTTTATCCACCCTGAGTAATGCACGCAGAGCAAAGGCATCCCCTTTTCTGGCAAGCTTAAACAATGCCGCCCGTAGCTCGGCTTCACCTTTCGCTCTGCCCTTACGGATGGACGCATAAAAATTTGTCATTGTTTCCCGATTTTCTTTCAGTCTGTTCAGATCAACATCCAGAACGTCAGCGATTTGTTGTGCAGTCATCCGGCATGCTGCCAGAGACTCGACTTTCGAATACGGAATCATTTATCACCCCCATTGATATGCAGGGTGTCTTCTTCCTGTATTTTTCGTGAAGGATTTTTACTGCAGCGTTGTTCCAGGTGACCTGATGGTGAATGCGTTTATGGCTGGCGCCCATCAGTGAGATTTTTACGCACGACGGCGCATACATGACGGAGTAAAAACTTTTAACGTAGGTACCGGAATCCAGATACAGTTCGGTCATTCCGCCGCTGTTTTTCTGCGTTTGCTTCTGCCCTAACTGGACAGCGCCAATCGTCAAAAACAATTCACCACGACGACCGAGATTCGTGTATGTATTCACATCCTCGTTAATACGCCCCATAAATGAGAATGGTCGGTCAACAGAACAAATAAAGCTGTTCATTGCTTTGCGTTTCACCCATGCAGCATGACCACCATTATCACCAAGAAAGTCTCCCCCCTGCGCCATAGCGATGGAAAGCGCAGGAATTGATTCGTAATACGCCAGCATTTCAGAAAGGATCGCGTCCAGTTTCCTTATCGGAAAATAAGCCTGGTCATAGTTGCGATCTACCCGAAACTGAAACTCGTGATAGTCGTCATCAAGCTGGATGTAGTATTTACACCCAACCTTTTTTGCCAGGCCCAAACAGGCATTCCTGGCATAAAAGATTGAACGTCGATCGCCAAAGTTGTCGGCTTCGTCAAAACGACTGGCGATATCGGCTTTGGAAAACACCAGCACCTGCTCACCAAATTCTGCTACGTACTGATGCTGGGTTTTATCTTCATCATCAACAACGATAAAAATTTTCCCGGTATAGCCAGCACGACGCAACGTCCGGTAAGTCAGAACTTTGTCCGGTCGCCCGTGAGTCAGAATAAAGGCGCAAAAATCATCACGCATATTACTCCTCCTCGCCATGCATGATCTCCACCATGCGCTGCGTCATCCTGACAAACCCATTTTCAATTGCCTGCTGATAATCAATGATCACCAGAGCCGATTCCTCAAAAAGGCTCTGAATTTCAGCGGGGGCGTGAGCGTAATAGTCCGCGATTCTGCTGAAATTAAACACCGTGTGACGTTCTGCCGCGCACAGAAGGAATTTCTCAATATCAGGATCAAGGGACACCGAACGTATCCGGCTGATCAGCTCCTGAGTTTTCGTATCGTCGTACAGTTCACAGATATCCGGTTTATCGCCTGACGGCTCATAAACAGGCGTATCAATTTTCGTCGTATACGGCTCCTCCTCATTTCCTGTACCAGGCAAAATATCCGTCAACAGTTCATCAATTTCTGTCGGGCTGAAGCCTGTCAGGGAGACATCAAAATCAGCATTAATTAGGTCCGACAGCTCCATCCGTAACAGATCTTCATCCCAGCCAGCATTCATCGGCAGGCGATTATCTGCCAGACGGTACGCCTTTTTCTGATCATCCGTCAGACCAGACAGAACGATGACCGGAACGAAATCCATTTTGAGCACTTCAGCCGCCATAACGCGACCGTGACCCGCAATAACTTCGCCTTTTTCATCAATCAGCACCGGATTAGTCCAGCCAAATTGCTTAATGCTTTCTACCAGTTGCGTCACCTGCTCAGGGCTGTGTGTCCTGGCATTGTGTGCATACAGAGACAGTTCTTGTAACGGGCGATAGACGATCTTCAATTTCTCGCTCATACAGCCTCGCTTTATTAATAAAAAAGCCCGCTATCGGCCAGTGCGCTGGGTGCGCGGCGGGTGCAGATAACGAGCTTTGACATTATCGAAGCCCCTTATCAAAGGAGCTTCTGTAATGTCAGTCCAGAACGAACGCAACCTTTGTATTTGTCGCTCGCCGTACAAGACGCGCTGCTTCGCGTTGCATTTCATCGATAACTTTTGGCGTCATCGGCTGATGCGCATATTTACATTCAATCACTGCAAAAAATCCCGTTCATCGTTTCGCTGTCTGGTGGGATAACTTCAACGTTTAATCGTGCCATTGGTTTGTGCTGCCCTGTTTTTCTCAAAAGTCCTGATATCAGCCTTATCCCTGTTGCACTGTGCTAACGCTGACAACAATGCAACATTCAGGTTAAGGCTTGCCCCCCACGTAAACGGGTCGGGTAAATCTGGCTGGGGTGTTTCAGCCGTCAGACTGGCTGGTAACGGAACCACCGGCACCGACACGTATACCGTTCGCGTATTCGTGCAACCGCTTAACTGCGCCAGAAGGAACGATACGAACAGCGCAATCATCATCCGCAACAGCCACTTTGATATCTTTCTGGATTCTCTGTGACTCCAGTGCGATCTGCTGTTTTGCATGCTGGTTAGCCTCTATAACTGTGTTGATGATTTGCAGTGATTGCAGGACGTTACGGGTAATGGCTGTTGCTGATTCAGCATTTCGTACAGCCTCATCAGCGCGCTCCTTTTCGTGTTGATATTTGCTGTAGTAATGCCCGGCATACCAGATAAAAGAACCGATGACGGTAACAAAGAAGGCAACAATAACCAGCTTATATCTCAGCTTCATTTACCACCCCACCAGCTTCTTTAAATCGGGCAATCAGGTCACCGATTCTATGTTCATACTGACCGTAACCAGCGCCCGGCAACGAAGCCCAGATATTGCTGCAACGGTCGATTGCCTGACGAATATCGCCGCGGTCAATCATCGGTAAAGCGCCACGCTCTTTAATCTGCTGCAGCGCTACAGCATCCTGACTTTCTGGAGAAAAATCTTTCAGGCCAAGTTGCTTGCGGTAGGCATCCCACCAGCGTGAAAGAAGCTGGTAACGTCCGGCGGCTGTTGATTTGAGTTTCGGATTTAGCGTGACAAGTTTGCGGGGGTGATCGGAGTAATCAGTGAACAGTTCGCCACCGACAATAACATCATAACCGTGATTTCTGGTTTTCTGCCGTCCGTTATCCGTTCCTTCTGACCATGCCACCATATCAAGGAAAGCTTTACGCTGGGAATTCAGTGTCTGCATTAATTACTCCTTATGGGCACCAAACTTGTTACCGATGACCCTCATTGCCGCACCACGAATAGCATCAACACCAATCAGCCCCACCCCACCACCAATGGCAACAGAAAGTGATTTAGGCCATCCGACATACTCAAGCGCGGATGCAAAAGTCAACGTCAGAGCACCACAGAGCAAAATCTCAAGCGTTTTTCGTTTCCAGCCACCACCACCGCCAAAATAGGCGATGCGCAAACCAGCCATAACGATCGACATAATCACTGCGCCCAGCGGGGTGTCTCCACGCCACCAGCTCTGAAACAACTCCAGCCAGTCCGGCCAGGTATTTGGGTTATGAGGCATTTCATCATCTCTCACCTCGCACATATCGCGGGTGCAAATTGAGGGAATAAAAAATCCCCGAATATTCCGGGAGCGGAAACGGGGAAAGACGTTGCACTAAATGGACCTGTCAGCGGCCTTAAATAAAAAAACCGGTACATACCCGGGCCAGATGAAGTGCCAGATTAAGAATCTGGCGGTATAACCTCGCGCTTGATATCGTTACATCGCCAAAAGTAACCACATCAAATTAGGAGAGTTAAATGGGCATAGTGCTTTATTCTGCTGACAGAAGAGGCAGATACAATGCAAATACATTAATGAATTTTTCTTCTATAGTGCCGCCTGTAACTGATAGCTACATTGTTGATGGTCCTGTTGGGGCGAAGTTTGATTTCAAAATCGCTGAGCATGGTTTGCGATACCTGTTTCCGAGAAGAGACCTAACCAGCACTGATCTCATGGAGCTTATTGTTGAACTGGTTCGTCAGCTTCAGTTCCCAACAAAACCATCCAGATACCAGTCAATATTCGCCTGTGAAAAGATAGAGGATGCGAATTATTTTAGAGAAAATTATCGTGAACACGATGGGCCGCAACCTATTTATGAAATACTGGCAGGTGATAATACAAATATTCACCGTGGTGATATGAGACTTCTTGACATTGATTCATTAACAGATAACGCAGCAATAATCTTCACAAAAGCAATCTGGTACTGGTCAGGCATCGCTTCTAACGAACCGTTCTGGGAGTATGTTGTCCCGCTTCCCGCACAGATCGGCAAGATGGTAATGGAATAATAAACAATTAACCTATCAGGCGGGGGAGCAAGATATATTCACGCCTGATAGATAACTCTCAAGATGTACATATGGATCAAGATGGACCTCGTCTTTACTAAGCTGATCGATGACGATTCTCATCTTTTCAATCACTTCTTCTTTAGTTTCTCCAGAAGTAGAAAATGTAAATCGAATTCTAGCGGGTAAGACACATTGATGTGCTGCAATTTTAATCTCTTTCATATACATCCTTCAGAAACGACAAAACCCGCTCGGTGGCGGGTTCTATTAAAGTTCAATTGCATTTGGTTCGCCTCGCGATACAGCTTTGCGAAGCGTACCGGAATTAAAGCTGTTTATGCGTAAAAAATCAAGCTATTGTTTGAGCAAATGATTCTCGCATGGGAATATATAGGGCATACTCAGCAACAGCCAACCAATTAGCAATTCGCTTTTCGCATGTGCTAAAACACCACTCAGGATGTGCATCATTTAGCAATTCAGCCATTTTGCGCTTAGTCATCCCCCGTCCTTCATACCGTTGCCGGAGGACACTAATCAATCCAGGATGCTCTGCCAGCACCTCACTTATGACTCGATCAATACATAACGCCTCTGCATCAGTACAATGCGCCAGCCAGGTCTTTTGCTTGCCATTGATCATCTCTCGCAAAAACGCTTCCAGCTCAGGTTTCTCTATTCCCGCTTTTTTCATCCTGCGCAGGGCTTCATTGACGGCTGTTTTCGTCAATTTTTTGGATGCCAGCAACTGGTTAAACATATTTCCCATCTTACCGCCGCCAATATACGACCAGCGCCCCCACATGCGCAGTTTTCCCTGAATCCAGACACTTTCCAGCGTGGTGAGACGAAGGTGTTCCCCGCTTTTGCCTGTATTTGTTGGGTAAATCATAAATAACCTTCCTTTCTCCAGATTTCTTGTGTGCGAAAAACACCTTCTGCATGCATCAGGCGCAATTCTTCTTTGGTGTAATCACTGGTTTTTACCCGCCCGTCGATTAAATCGTGGCACGAGCTACAGGCAATCGCTGCCTGCATATCGTGTGGCTTTATCGCTGTTCCGCACGTTCCCGCCAGTCGGTAATGCGCCAGCACGGATGTTTCGGGATTGTGATTGCAGTAGCCAGGAATTCTGACTGTACACATCTGACCTTTTGCCACTTTACGTAAATCCACCATTACGCAAACTCCAGCAGCTGCGCGGCCACATTTTCGACTTCCTCCAGAGAGGAGAATTTACGGAACAGGATCCAGTTCCACAGGACGTTAAGTACGGCTTTATAAACCTGTTGAAATTCAGTTTCGTCCATATTCGCAAAAGCAATGGACTTCGCCCGACGCCCGCGGCTACCGTCTGGATAAAAATGCTCGGTGTAGAAGCCGGCCTGAATGGTCACCCACTCGCGGAAAGCGTCAAATGATTTGAGCAATGCCATATCCTGGGTTCTGCGTGTCGCAACGGTATTCAGATATTGTTCCGCGGCATCACTCAGAGCTGGCGTATGTTCCCTGCCTACTGATTCACACAGGTAATCAACGAAGCCGAACACCATTTCTCGTTCGCGAGGTGTGATCGCCCCGCCGATCGGAGTCCAGTAATCGAATCCGAGTTGCAGAAGTTTGAAAAAACGCTTGTGAAATGCATAGTTACGCACACGCTTAAAATCAGCATGTATCCACTCGCCTATTTTGATTTGATGCAGAAAATCGCAACTCTCCGGTGTCGCCGGGAGCAGTAAGCCGGAAGATGTTTGTTTAACCAGTTGTATATGCGCCATCGTAGTTCTCCGCTGGCGCAGTAGAATGGGTGTTCAGCCCGTTGTGTAGTATACCAGAATCAATGCCAATACTAACAGGATGCCCTGACTCGCAATTCATCTGGCAATCTATCATTTCCCATAATATCACTATTCCTCATCGGTAAAAAAATTGCCTTGCGGCCATTCCGATACATCATTGCTTTTTGTGTATCAGGGAAATAATCCATTTCAACAATAACTGACAGATCATCACAACGTATGACTGCAAATTTAGTGCTAAAAGATTCCTGTGATTTTTTCACGATGCCTCCAAGCCTCTAAGGAAAGAGGTTTATATCTACCTGGAGGCAAAAATATATATACACAGAATGTTTATTTCATGTTGTATATTTGATTGTTTAATGTGCAGGTGCAATGACTTTTATTTATTGCCGCGCATATAATCAAATATGTGATCATCTTTCATCCTTCGTATTCGACAGACAATAAAAAACCCGCCGAAGCGGGTTAGGTGCGGGTGCGTTGAGGATGCCTGACACATCTGAGGTGGCGAGGGATTTCTCCCTCGCCTGGTCTCTTACTCCTCAGGTTCGTAAGCTGTGAAGACAGCGACCTCCGTCTGACCGGTTCGGATTCGTACCTCGCAGAGGTCTTTCCTCGTTACCAGTGCCGTCACAATGACGGTTAAACAGATGACGATCAGGGCGATTAACATCGCCTTTTGCTGCTTCATAGCCTGATTCTCCTTGCCTTTCGGCACGTAAGAGGCTAATCTTCAGTTGTCGAGACATAAGACTGGCCTCACTTCGATTTATAGTCGGGTGGGGCTTTTCTCTATCTGCCTTTTGGTGTTCATGCCTGAGACAGATAGCCTCAAGCACCCGCAGCAATTCTACTTAACTATCCTTTTCCCGCAAATCGTTTTTATCCCCAGCGACAAATCGAATACACCACCAGCGCCACCGCCATTGCAATTCCCATCGTTGCGAATGCTTCAGGCCAGGTCATTGACTCATCTCCTGCGGTGGTTCCGGTAGCGGCATCCAGTGGGTTACATTGCGGCTCTGCGTTTCGAAGAACTCCTCACCATTGCGGACGACATCAAAAAACTCACCGTCCCGATATTGCGCATAAAGAACGAATGCGCCATCACATAAAATAATTACGTGCTGACCATCATTTGGCATTCGCTCACTACAGCTTATCCAGCCATCCAGAGTTACCGGAGAGTTGCCAGACAGCGCGTTCTGCAACCGTTCCAACTTCACATATTCCTGAACCCTGTTTCCGTCGCTTGCCCGAAGCCATTGCGCAGCCTTTTGCGCATCAGTATGAAAGGCACAAGTGCGTCCGTCATCAAATTGCATTTCGTAGAGGTCCGCAACCTGTTCAAGCTGTGTGTGTGGCAACTTGTAAGTTTGGCTTACAGGTTGGTTATCCTGAAGCATGGCGTCGCTCCGCTTCCGCTCTATACCATCCAACGCGATTCTCAGCGCCTGAATTGTGGTAGTGCTATCGTTTGGGGCTATTCCATATCGCTCGAATACAGCGATATGACCGCGCATAATCTCAGGCGTAAGTTCTTTGTAAGCATAAGCAAGAGACGCTGATGCATTATCCGGCACAACCGACGCAGGCGCGGCAGCATAAACAGGAATAACGTCCGATTGCTCTTTATTGCTTTCATCCGTTAAAGCCCAGAATAATTTCCCGGCCGGATGTTTGAAAATATAAGCAACTGGTTCTGCTTCCAGTGATGCCAGTGCAATTTTGAATAACTCGCACTCTACCCGTGCCATCCCTGAATTGGGGTGGCATTCCGCAATTGCTATTTTTAATTTAGCTTCTTCGATTAATTGCTCTCTGGTTAATTCAGCCATTTTTATTACTGCCCTTTCGGGCGGCCTCCTGATGTTTTGAGGGTGCAGAAATCTCTCCTGTTAAGGATTTAATAAAAACCACTTCTGATTTAAATTTTCAGTATTTTGTTGTCAGGTGGTTTATCGTCTTTATCTTTCAGCCTTATTTCTCAGCCATACACAAACAGGACCATCTTCGGTGTCATGTATCGAACCGATAAACCATCCATCGCCCTCTGGTCGTTCCGGTTCCCATGCAGAAATATCAGCATCACACGCATCAAGGTCAGCACATCCTTCGTCTCTGAAGCGGAGGACGTATTGAAGATTATTCTCCTCCATCCAGGTGTTAAAGCCTTCCGTTGAAATATATTCCCGACCATTACAGAATTTTTCATATTCAGGATGTGTCCAGCAGCCATATTCATCACGCACTACCGGAACTTCTTTAATCTTATTCATGTTTACCCCATTAAATAAAAGTAGAGGAAATAATTAACACACCGACAACCGCCGCAATTAAAGCTCTAATCACAAACAAATTTTTAATAAGCCTGAAAGGATTTTCCCACAAAATAAATGCAATCACTCCAAATGCAGAAACAACAAAAGTAATATCTAATGCCAGGATTTTGATTAACGCCACAACACTTACCACGTAACCTCCTGAAAAGTTCCCCTCCAGAAAGCCAGCACGCGCTGCATAGTTTCGCTCTGACGGCACTCTCGGCAAATTATGTTCTGTCGCCTGTTGTAACGGCGTATTTCACCATCCGGTAATGAATAAATCAGGTCGGGGTCTCTCTTCTTTTTCGCTGTACCTTTCGACATTTTTTTGCAGGCTTTTATCCAGTCCTTACGCGCCTGCTCCGAAGGAAATATCCCGTGCCCCGAACCATATACTGCACCACTGACCACCAGCTCTTTCGCCAGAACTTCTATCAGGTGTCTGGTAGCTCCGGTTTCATCCTCCAGTTGCTTACGTGTTTTCCGCCCATCCCGCTGTACCAGCTCCACAATGCGCGCCTTCAGTTGCTTCCTGTATTCAGGTGTAAAAACGTTTCTCATAAGCGCCTCACTTTTCCGACACAACGCGACTGGAGGAATCGACAATCTGTCGGACAATATCCCTGTGTTTATTCAGCTCCCGCAGTGCGGCACAGACTCGCTCCCACTTCTGGACATGATTTTTCGCCCGGCGCAGTTCGCGGTTTGCCAGATGCAGCGATGGCAAAATCAGGTCATCGGCTTGTGTTTCGGTGAACGATGGCAGCGACTGCACAATGTCCGCCACAGTTCCTGTTTTAATTTCTTCCGGTATTGCAGCTTCCGGCGCTGGTAACGCAACACCAGATGGCTGAGGAAAGGCTTTACCACCATTTCCCGTTACCGATGCGGCTTTCGGCTCTGCTGGTAAATTATCGTCCGGCATGCAGTAACGAAATTTACCGTTCTGATTTACACGAATCAGACGCCCTTTGCTGATTGCCATTGCCAGCGTTGAAGCTACTTTGCGTGATGTGGTACCGAACAACGTAGCCAGTTCATCCGCCGTTTGTGGTCCGCGTTGTTCAATCGTCGCGGTTAAATCGCACTCTGAGATTTTCGCTACTGTTGCTGTGGTGGTTTCTTCCGGCAGTTCTGCCTGCGCTGGCTGTTCCTGCTGAACGTTGTTATCAGCCACACGCCAGGTGTACGCGCTTTTATCAACAAAACCAGCCTTTTTCAGTTCCCATAGTTCGTTCAGCACTTCTTCACGACTGACATCAAGTCGCGCAGCAAGTTCTATGGATGTGGCTTTTCCCATTGCTTTCAGTGCGTCAAAAACAGTCTCCATTAAATTTTTCTCCTGGTAAAAATTACTTTGTGATTCCTGGCTGGACGACATTCGGGCGCCAGCTTTCCCAGTTAAAATTCACCCAGCGTCCGCCGTTCATGGTCATGCGATCCATAATCCGCTCACCGAGCAATGTTTTCATGGCCTCATAGTTCAGGTTTGTCAGCATTCCCACGCTACGCATCGACGCTGTCCGTCGATCAATAATCTGGTGCAGTACCACCTGCTCGTTTTTCGTCTCGCGCTGAATGCCAATCTCATCAAGAACCAGCAGATCCACTTCGCACAGTTCCCGCAAAAATTTTTCGCCTGACTGCCCGTCGTCATAGCTGGCATGCAGGGCACTCATAACATCAGCCACAGTAACCACAATCACTGTCTGGCCATCTTTCAGCAGGCGATTTCCGATAGCTGCCGCTAAATGGTTCTTCCCGGTACCAGGTTTTCCGCTGAACGCAAAATTTGTACACCCGGTCATCAGTTCATCGGCGATGGATTTCGCCTGACTTAACGCGTATCGCTGGCCGTCGTTCTGCACCTGGTAATTCGCAAACGAGCATTTGCGGTGCAACGGCTGGATGCCAGAGCGATTCAGGATTTTTTCCACCCGCAACTGACGATTCAGGCGGTTGATCTCCTCGCAACGTTTCTGGCCTTCAGCAAGTTGCCACTCGCGCCACTCCGCAACCGTTCTGAATGGGGCGGTTACATGTGGTGGGGTCAGTCTGCGGATACGTTCCAGAACGCCTCCTGTCGCAATATTTTTCATGGTTCGTTACCCCCTGAAGCCTGGCGGGATCGCACTGTCCGGCAACGAGACGGTGTTAACCTGCCGAGGCAACGTCTCCGGTCGAACGCCTTTCGGCGCGAACAAGCCCTGGTATTCGTTGGCGATGCTGTGTCGAATCACCTGCTCAGGGGTAAAACCCTGCTGGCGGAATTTTTCCAGTTCCCGTATCGCCCCGTTAGCGCCCTGCTCCGTTCGAATCGGTTTTCGCAATGCCTGCCTGAACCGGACCCACTCACGCCAGAGTGTTTCCGGCAACCAATCGGGCAACTCAATAGCCTCCGGCTCGAATTTTTTAGATGCTCGTTTTTGGCGAGGGGGATTTAGGGGGAGATCAGTATTTATATCTTCCTCTTCCTCTTCCTCTTCCTCTGGTAACGCTTTTTGATCCGTTTGTGTAACGCTGGCAGCGTTACCTTTTCGTTTCAGTTCGCGTATTTTTGTAACCCTCTCGTTTGTAATCGCCCGTTTTTTAGAGCTTTTTCCGTTATGACGTTCAAAGTTAGGTAGAGAAAGCCCACCGTTATTTTCGACCAGCCATCCAACCTGAATTAACGCATCAGCAAAACCAGCCATAAAAGTGATGCGATCTATTGCACTTTTTGTAACGCTGCGAGCGTTACACTCTGCGTTACCGTCTATCATTTGTTGATCCGCCCATGCCCAGAAGCGAATGACTTTCCCTAATGCGGCATCTGGATCAATATTCAGAATCTCAGCAAGCCTGAATATTTCCGGCTTATCCGGCGTAATAACCTCGAGCTTTATCCAGTTTGAAGCCATATTGTTTTCACCTTGTAACGCTGTAAGCGTTACATTTAACTGATACCGAACAAAACAGTCCGGCACGATTAATTTCAATCAATGCACTACGACAGAGTCGCCGGGCGACCCGCCGCCGCTGAAATGTGCTTTACGATAAACGGCCTGGACTGCATCATCATGCGCATCAATTGCCGTACTCAACGCTTCCTGCGCCGCCAGTAATGCACGGCGTTCCAGGGTATCGAAGATGCAGAGTCGGTGACGCAGCTCGCGCGGAAGAATTGCCAGAACCGCAGGGATCAGTTTCTGAATTTTTTCCCTTTGGGCTTTCGTTTCACCTTTCAACCAACGGTGATAGATATTCTGCTGATTGTTCCAGTCCTTGCCAGGCACCAGGGGCAATTCGCCGCCCCCCTGGCGCAGATATTCTTCAGTAATTGCGTTAGCAACCCACGCCTGCCCTTTTTCGGCTGCCAGGGCTAACAACACTGATTCGATGTGCTCATGCCTGATTTTCATGAATCAACCGCTCCTATGCTGTTTTCGCTATGCTTACCGTCTGGGGGGAATACATCGTCAAGTCCACAATGAGCGCCAAGCCGATTAAGGGTAGAAACAATTTTTCTGCACTCCTCTAGTCCAGGGGTACGAAAATTTGCTTCGTAATTTGCCAGTCGGCTTTGTATCCACCCTAACTGAACAGCAAGTTGTCTTTGAGACAGCCCAAGCTGTTTTCGATATGTTGAAATTTTGTTCATTGAAAACCTCCGATGACAATTTTAAACACACCTTGTGTTATATGGTCAAGCTGTTTTGTGTTTTATATAAATCACGAATCGTGATACAAGGATGCAATGGAAAAAGAAAACGAAAAAATTGCCGCTAGTAGGCTCAATGACAAAATTGCAATGCGTCTTAAAGAGCGCAGGCAGAAGCTCGGTTTATCTCAAGGAAAACTTGCTGAAATCTGCGGATGGACGCAATCGCGTATAGGTAACTATGAGGCGGGCAGCAGAAATGTTGGAGTGCATGATGCTGTCGTATTGGGAAAGGCACTTGGCATATCTCCTCCTGAGCTCCTCTTTGGAGAACAGGAATCTTCTGAATTGTGGTTAAATGAATCCCAACGAAAACTTCTTGAGTTGTTTAACCAGCTACCGGGCTCAGAACAACAACGAATGATTGAGCTATTTGAAGTCCGGCTAAAAGAAATCGATGAGTATGTAGAAAAATATTTGAGAGGCAGGCTTAAAGATAATCCTCCACCGGAGTAATGATCTTGATATCACAGTAATATGCCAATCAGCCCGCTATCAGCGGGCTTTTTTGTACCATCATCATATGACACCCACCACAAAACACATTTCGTGTTGACACACAAAAACATATTGTGTTTAATAAGCATATCCAAACAACGCCCCACCAGAGAACGGCAGGACAATACCTTGAGTTATCCAGCCACTGAACAGGGCTAAGTAGCCAGCCTGAGGCATACGAACATGACGGCTGTTGTTGATTGATACAAAGCGCAGTAGATAAAACGTTCCGCTACCCGGCGTTAATGGGAGAGATAAGATGGTGCATTACGAAGTAGTTCAGTATTTGATGGATTGTTGCGGTATCACTTACAGCCAGGCTGTGCAGGCTTTACGTAGCAACGACTGGGATCTCTGGCAGGCAGAAGCCTCTATCCGCAACAACAAGATGTGAGGGTTTCCAAAATGCAAAAAATCGACCTCGGCAACAACGAATCCCTGGTGTGCGGCGTGTTACCCAACCAGGACGGTATGTTCACCACGATGACGTATACCAAAAGCAAAACGTTTAAAACCGAAGCTGGCGCACGTCGCTGGTTGGCAATACATTCAGGTGAATAAAATGAACGAAACAGAATTAAAACACGTTATCGCTCTGCTTCTGGAGGATGCAAAGCGCCTCCAGCAGCTGGAACCAAATGCAGGCACTGAAGAACGAATTATTATGGCTAATAAAAGTCTACATTCTGCATATGATACAAATACAAAGCAAACAGATAAAAATATTATTGTTTATGGGCACAGCGTTAACAGAGAATTTGCTTACTTTGTTCTGGAAAAATATCAACCTACATTTTGCCGGATAATAGAAGAACTAACATTAAAAGGCAAAGATAAAGAGTTTGTTGAAAATGCTGTGGCAACGGCAAGCGCAGCAGCCGTTGCCAGTATCAAATCAATGATTACTCTAGCGATTAACCAATAAACCCAGGGGGGATATCACGCTGAGGCGGGTTAAGAAGCTCGGCAAACTACGCTCTCAGGCGTTGAACTTCTGAAATAAAATCGGCTTCACTGCAATCCCAGCCTTTGGGGTGCTTAAGTCGCAAATATTCAAAAACTAACGAATCAATTTCATTCATATTGGATAGCACAATTATTCTCCTTACTGGTTGTGTGGGAACTCCAGTATACCACCGAGCCTGAAGTGGTAAAAAGACAGGCGCACAACACGAAGGCGCATTTCCGGTATCCATAAAGAGTCGGTCTTGTCTGTTAAATTTAAATGGTGGGAGTGCGCCTCCGGTTGTAAATAACGACATTGCTGTGTGTAGTCCTGGCGGCATCAGTTTTTTCTTGAAGTTTGGCTGATGTCCGCCCTTTTTAAAGTGAATTTTGTGATGCGGTGAATGCGGCTAAGCGCACGCGGAACAGTTAAAGCTAAAAACAGTGTTATGGGTGGATTCTCTGTATCCGGCGTTAATTGTTAACTGGTTAACGTCACCTGGAGGCACCAGGCACCGCATCGACAAAATTCATTTGTAAAAATGGAGATAATTATGATTACTCATCACTTCGGAACTGATGAAATACCACGTCAGTGTGTAACTCCTGGCGATTATGTTCTTCATGAAGGCCGGACATATATCGCCTCGGCAAACAATATAAAAAAGCGAAAACTTTATATTCGTAGCCTGACTACAAAAACATGCATTTCTGACTGCATGATTAAAGTCTTCCTCGGTAGTGATGGTTTACCTGTAAAAGCGGAGTCATGGTGATGGATAAGAAAATAAAATGTGCTTACCACCTTTGCAAAAAAGACGTTGAAGAAAGCAAAACTATTGAAAGAATGCTTCATTTCATGCACGGAACTTTATCAAAAGACGAACCAAGAAAATATTGCAGTGAAACTTGTGCCGAAAAAGACCAGATGGCACACGAACTTTAATTAACTGACTATTCGAAACTGAATTTATGCCAGCAATGGCAGGGATTCACTCAACCTTAATTAAGGAGAAAAACATGATTACCAATTATGAAGCCACTGTTGTAACTACTGATGACATTGTTCACGAGGTCAATCTGGACGGAAAGCGTATTGGCTACGTGATTAAAACAGAAAATAAAGAAACCCCATTCACTGTGGTTGATATCGACGGTCCATCAGGCAACGTTAAAACACTTCACGAAGGCGTCAAAAAAATGTGCCTGGTGCACATTGGAAATAATCTGCCAGCAGAAAAAAAAGCTGAGTTTCTGGCAACTCTGATTGCAATGAAATTAAAAGGTGAAATTTGAAAAAAAGAAAGCCTGCACAGTGTACAGGCCTGAGTGAAAAACCTGGGACATTTATTCATCACTCGAACTAAATTTTAATCTGAGTTGAGGTTAAAAAACAATGAGCTCTGACAAACAAAATTTTGCGTTACATTGCGACGCGAAAAATGAGGGCGCAAGAAAACGCCTCGGCATCAAAGGCGGCTTCTTCTGGACAGAGGCAAAAAAACTTTCTGTTGCGGTTTCACGCTGCATTGCTGCAATGGACGATGCAGGCTACGACGAAGATGATTTTAAAAAACCTGTTCGCGTAAATTTGCCCGTTGTTGATAACCTTCCGCCAGAAGGCGTATTTGATACGGAATTCTGCAACCGTTACGAAAAAGGCGGGGAAGATGGCATTACAATGGTATTTATCGCGCCATCACACTCTGCACAGGACAAACCAGCCAGCACTGACAATGCCAACGTCAACGGCGAAGATATGACTGAGATTGAGGAGAGCATGCTCCTGCCGATTTCAGGTCAGGAATTACCTGTTCGCTGGCTGGCACAACACGGCAGTGAAAATCCAGTAACGCACGTTTCACGCGACGAACTCCAGGCATTACACATTGCACGGGATGAAGAACTTCCCGCAGTTACAGCGCTGGCTATCTCAAATAAAACAGCACAACTCGAACTGCTTGAGATTCGAGATCTCCACAAACTGGTTCGTGACACTGACAAAGTTTTCCCTAATCCTGGTAATTCAGATCTGGGACTGATGACTGCTTTTTTCGAAGCATACCTGGGCACCGACTACACCGATCGAGGTCTGCTGACAAAAGAGTGGATGAAAGGGAATCGTGTTTCACGCATCACCCGCACGCCCTCCGGTGCTAATGCTGGCGGCGGGAACAAAACTGATCGCGGTGAAGATTTCGTCCACGATCAGGCTTCGCTGGCACGCGATGTTGCGACTGGCATTCTGGCCCGTTCAATGGATGTTGATATTTATAACCTTCATCCGGCACACGCTAAACGTATTGATGAAATCATCGCAGAGAATAAGCCGCCCTTTTCTGTTTTCCGTGACATATTCACTGCTATGCCTGGGGGATTGGATTATTCCCGCGCCATCGTGGTTGCATCCGTGAAAGAAGCACCTATCGGTATTGAGGTTATTCACGCGCACGTCACTGAATATCTGAACAAGGTGCTGATTGAAACCAATCACGCCAATCCTGATCAGGAAATCGTGGATATTGCTTGCGGCCGTTCCTCAGCCCCAATGCCACAGCGTGATACAGAAGAAGGAAAACAAGGTGAAGAAAAACCACAACCATCTGGCGCAATGGCAAATGAACAGGCAACGCCTGAAACAGTGGAACCGGATACAACTGAACATCATCAGAACACGCAGTCGATGGATGCTCAGCCACAGGTAAATTCTGTTGATGCGAAATATCAGGAACTGAGGGCAGAACTCCATGAAGCCCGGAAAAACATTCCGCCCCAAAATCCTGTCGATGCAGACAAATTACTGGCTGCCTATCGCGGAGAATTTGTTGAAGGGATTAGCGACCCGAATGATCCGAAATGGGTTAAGGGGATCCAGACTCGCGATTCTGTGTACCAGCATCAGCCAGAAACGGAACAGAACGACCAGAAAGCTGAACAGAACAGCCCAAATACGCAACAAAACGAGCCAGAAACGAAACAGTCTGAGCCAGTAGTGCAACAACAGGAAACGGAGAAAGTTTGCACCGCCTGCGGTCAGGCTGGAGGAAATAGCTGCCCTGACTGTGGTGCAGTGATGGGAGACGCAACGTATCAGGAAACCTTTAATGAAGAAAATATGGATGAATCTCAGGAAAAAGATTCGGAGAAAATGGAAGACGATAAACATCCGCACAAGGAAAACACTGGCAACCATCCGCATCACAATTGCAGTGATGAAACTGGTGAAGCGTCAGCTCCTGTAGCAACTGAAATCATGTGGCCGTCATATTTCGAGCCTGGTCGCTATGAAAACCTCCCGAACGAGGTTTATCACGCCGCCAACGGAATAAGCAGCACGATGCTGAAGGATGCCCGTATCAGTTTGATGTATTACCACGGGCGGCACATTGCCGGAACTATTCCGTGTAAAGAAAGTGATGCATTGCTACGTGGGCGGATCATTCACAGCTATGTTCTGGAAACGGATAAATTCTCTGATGAATATGCCATTCCGGTACCGGTTCCTGAAGATGTGGTTGCCACTTCTCAAGAACTGATCGCCATTATTAAAAAACACAATGCCAGTTTGCCAGCACTGATGACGCCAGAGCAGATAAAAGAGTGGATCGAAAACTACAACAGCACTCTTATTCAGCCACTGTCGGTAAGTGCTGGAGCCGAAGAAACAGGCATTCTTTACGGCTCGCTCCCGGAGGAATTCCGGCGTATTCCAGAAGGAGAAAAACACACTGCATCAGCAATGAAAGCCTGTATTAAAGAATACAACGCAAGCCTCCCCTCTCTACTGAAAACCAGTGGAACACGGGAGCAACTTCTGGAGCAAATTGAAACTGTAGATCCAGAACTGGCAAAAAAAGAACGGGCTAAATCTTTGCCTTACAACATCAGTGGTACAAAAGAGCAATTAACCGAAATCGCCCGGAAAATTCGCCCGGAACTGGTAACACTGGAGGACTGGCAAAAACGCCAGCAAGAAGAAAATGCAGGAAAAACGTTTATCAGTCCAGATATGTATGAACAGGCAAAAAATATTCACGCGGCACTGCAAAACAATACTGACGCGGCAAGACTACTCAACCACCCGGATCGCAAATCTGAAATTAGCTATTTCGGGTTTGATGAAGAAACCGGGCTGGAAATCAGGGTCCGCCCTGATATCGAAATCCGACTGCCATACGAAAGCATCTGCGCCGACGTGAAATCAGTAAGCTTCGGTTATGTGCGGCAAGAACGACTAAAAGATCGCTTACACCGTGAAATTATTGAACGTGATTATCACCTGAGCGCCGCAATGTACTGCGATGTGGCAAACCTGGATAAATTTTTCTGGGTCTTCGTCAATAAGGATGCTGGCTATCACTGGGTGGCAGTTGTGGAAGCTTCGCAGGAACTCCTTGAACTTGGTCGCCAGGAGTATCGCCGGACGCTACGCCAGATAAACGAAGCTCTGGAGACAAACAACTGGCCAGCACCAATTACCGAAAGTTATACCGACGAATTAAACGACTTTGATCTTCGTCGTCTTGAAGCACTGAGCATCTGAGGAAGGACACAATGAACGAATTAACTCAACAAGAAAATATTAACTCTAACGTTGCGGTTTTCAGCCCTCAGTCCCTGGCTGCAATTCAGACATTTTCTCAGGTAATGGCTTCCGGCATGGCTACTGTACCGGAACACCTCCGGGGAAATCCATCAGACTGTATGGCCATCACCATGCAGGCGATGCAGTGGCAAATGAACCCTTACGCAGTAGCTCAGAAAACTTTCGTTGTGAATGGTGTGCTCGGATATGAAGCGCAACTGGTTAATGCCGTAATCAGTACCCGTGGACCGCTAACCGGGCGTATTGAATATGACTGGTTCGGACCGTGGGAAAAAATTATCGGGAAATTTGAAATCAGGAAGAACGATAAAGGGAAAGAATATCGCGTACCTGGATGGAAGCTGGCCGATGAAAACGGGATCGGAGTTCGTGTCCAGGCAACGCTACGTGGAGAGAGCAAACCACGCGTACTTGAGTTACTTCTGGCGCAGGCCAGAACACGTAACTCAACGTTATGGGCCGATGATCCTCGCCAGCAACTTGCCTATCTGGCACTAAAACGCTGGGCACGCCTTTATTGCCCTGAAGTGATTCTTGGAGTGTACACCCGGGACGAACTGGACGAACCACAGGAAAAAATCATTAATCCGGTTCAGGAACATAAAAACACATCCGCCTGCCGTGCGGAACGTGAAACAACAATTATTGAGCAGGATGCCGGGGAAAACTGGATCGATGCTTTCCGTGAACGTATTGAGCAAGCACAAAGCACCGAAGAAACAACGGCACTTCGCCAGGAAGTAGAAGCTCATAAAAATACACTTGGTGCTCTCTACACAGAACTTAAAGGAAAAGTGGTTCAGCGTCATCACCGTCTTAATGCTATTGCCCGTATTGAGAAGATGATAAATGACCTGCCTTCATCAGGTGATCCAGAAGCAGAACAAAAATTTACGGCTCTGGAAAACACGCTGAATGCTGTACGACCACATTTAGGAGAATTATATGAGGCGTATAAAACGACACTGACAGACCTGAAACCAGAATATATCGGCTCCTGATATTTACCATGGCGGTGTAGCCTCGCCGCCATCGCAAAATTATATATTTATGAGAGAAAAGACAATGCGATATGAAAAAGTTAAGCCATGTCCGTTTTGTGGTTGTCCATCTGTAACAGTGAAAGCCATTTCAGGGTATTACCGGGCAAAATGCAACGACTGCGAATCCCGAACTGGCTATGGTGGAAGTGAGAAAGAAGCCCTCGAAAGATGGAATAAACGAACCGCTGAAAATATTAATGGAGGCATCTATGTATAAAATTACCGCCACAATTGAAAAGGAAGGCGGTACTCCTACTAACTGGACAAGATATTCAAAATCTAAACTAACGAAATCAGTATGCGAAAAAATGCTCTCAGGGAAAAAAGAAGCAGGCGTTTCCAGAGAGCAAAAAGTAAAACTGATGAATTTTAATTGCGAGAAACTTCAGTCCTGGTAAGTTGCATTGTATTCAAATTAAAAATTCATAGCTGATTATTAATAATCAACGCCGGGCGTCAATTTCTGTCTAATATTGTCGCCCGCCAGAGGTGATGCGATGGCACAAGTGATCTTTAATGAAGAGTGGATGGTTGAATACGGTCTGATGCTTCGTACTGGTCTGGGGGCCAGACAAATTGAAGCATATCGCCAGAACTGTTGGGTGGAAGGCCTCCACTTCAAACGAGTATCTCCTTTAGGTAAGCCAGACAGCAAGCGAGGGATTATCTGGTACAACTATCCGAAGATAAATCAGTTTATCAAAGACTCATAATATGTCTAAATTACCAACAGGTGTCGAGATTCGAGGTAAATACATTCGCATCTGGTTCATGTTTCGAGGGAAACGATGTCGGGAAACATTGAAAGGCTGGGAGGTTACTAACAGTAACATTAAAAAGGCCGGGAGTTTAAGAGCATTGATAGTTCACGAAATAAATTCCGGCGAGTTCGAGTATTTAAGACGTTTTCCCCAGTCCAACACCGGGGCAAAAATGGTGACAACGAGGGTCATAAAAACATTCGGGGAACTTTGTGATATCTGGACAAAAATTAAAGAGACAGAGTTAACAACAAACACAATGAAGAAAACAAAATCACAATTAAAAACCCTCAGGATAATCATTTGCGAGAGTACCCCAATATCACATATTCGTTATAGCGATATCTTAAGCTACCGAAATGAACTGCTGCATGGAGAAACGCTTTACCTGGATAATCCAAGAGCCAACAAAAAAGGAAGAACCGTGCGCACAGTTGATAACTATATCGCCCTGCTATGTTCGTTGTTACGTTTTGCGTATCAGTCGGGATTTATATCAACCAAACCATTTGAAGGAGTAAAAAAATTACAGCGAAACAGAATAAAGCCTGATCCGTTATCTAAAACAGAATTCAATGCATTAATGGAAAGAGAAAAAGGACAGAGTCAAAACTTGTGGAAATTTGCTGTTTACTCCGGGCTTCGTCACGGGGAACTGGCAGCCCTGGCGTGGGAGGATGTGGATTTCGAGAAGGGAATTGTGAATGTCAGAAGAAACCTGACGATACTTGATATGTTCGGTCCTCCAAAAACAAATGCCGGGATCCGAACGGTAACATTACTGCAGCCTGCTCTTGAAGCACTGAAGGAGCAATACAAACTGACCGGACATTATCGCAAAAGCGAAATCACCTTTTATCATCGGGAGTATGGCAGAACCGAAAAGCAAAAACTGCATTTTGTTTTCATGCCCAGGATGTGTAACGGAAAACAGAAACCTTATTACTCGGTAAGCAGTTTGGGGGCGAGATGGAATACAGCAGTAAAACGTGCTGGTATTCGCCGCCGTAATCCGTACCATACGCGACATACTTTTGCCTGTTGGCTGTTGACGGCAGGAGCGAACCCGGCATTTATAGCCAGCCAGATGGGGCATGAAACTGCGCAGATGGTGTATGAAATTTACGGTATGTGGATTGATGACATGAACGACGAACAGGTAGCCATGTTGAATGCGCGGTTATCGTAG